CTTAATCATATTAAGGGTGGTGACCCAAGACAGGCTGATAAAGTTAAAATGGTTCCTACTCAGTGGTATGCAAGAAATGAAGAATATAAAAGATTATTTAATGCGGCTTTACAACTTAGATGCCATAAATTCTTTATTACACACATGAAAGAAGTTCATGATGGGTTTGAGATTGTTGGTACAAAGCCGGATTGGGAAAAATCTACAACTGCAAAGTTATATCAATATGTTCAAATGAGCCGTGAAGAACGCGGTAAATCTTTGAAACTATGGGCTACTGTAAAGAAGTCTAAAACAAATGCAGAAAATGTAGGACAAAAATTCTTAGTTATGGAAAATGATGGAGGAAATGTTACATGGCATGGACTCCCACAAGTTAAAGACGGAACTCTTTAATTTGTAAAGACCTAAGCAAGTCACAAAACTGCTTAACCCTTTGGGTGATATAATGGTAAGAGTGAAAGCAAGTGATTTAAAAAAAGGTATTAATACCGTTTTATGTAAAGGAAAATGGGCGATTGGACAGGGAATAAAAAATCATTCTTTAGGTAATGAGATTTTATTAAGTTGTAGCAATAATAATTTAAATATAAATAATGCTAACAGCGGAACCTTTGTTTGGTATAAGATGGCCGCAACTGGAGATACTATTCCTAGAGTAACAGTTGAAGCAGATAAACTTCTAAAGTATATTCTTAATGGAGCAGTTATTTCATTAGATTATTCAGAAGAAACTAATCTATTAACTATTACCCGCGATACAGGGGCATCGGCTACAATACCAACATTAGACCGTCATCCTCATGTAGATGCTATATTAAGAGTTAGCAAAACACTACATGGTAATTTTGAAACAAAAGATGGCATGGTTATTAGTGATAAAACAACACTAAGTTCTATTATAGAATTAGACTCTAAGAAATTCTTAGAGGCAACAAAACTATGTGAAAGTGTTGGTAGTGGTATTTATAAATTAGATATAGGAGAAAACAAACTAACAATTAGTTCAGAAAAAGATAGAGAAGTATACAGTGAAGCAATCACAGTAGCAGAAGATAAACAATCTAATTTTGCTACTACACAGTACACTGGACCATTTCACAAATTTTTCAAAGGAACACTTAAGATAGCAACAAACAACAACAACCCAATATTATTTAAAACAAGTAATATTGTAGTATTAAGAGCACCGAGGTTGGAAACATGAATTTATTAGATTTTATAAAACCGTTACAGAATGAATTGAGACAGATATTGAACATGGAAGGATATAATTCAATTGAAGAATATATGTCCATGAAAGAACTTAAGGTAGAAACGAATGAAGAAAAGATTGCATTTATATTAGGTCAGATGGCTATAATTGAAAGCATACTACAATCACTAATTTTAGAAGAAGGGAATGAAGAGTTATTAGTGGGAGAGGAAGAATAATGGCAGAATATTGTAACACATGTGCAGAAAGAAAAACTAAACTACTGAATAAATCCGCAATACAGGGAATACCTATATGCGGCGACTGTAAGAATTTAGAGCATAAATTAATAGAAATATTAGGTACAGATAAATTAGAAGACTACATAACGTTTTCTGAACTAATTACATATTGCGATATGTTAAGAAATGATATGTTAGCAGAAGATAAGGATATACCTTATAATGAATATTTGTATATAATGAGGGAGTAATATGAGAGATAATAAAGAAGTAAGAGAAATGATGCAAGAAGCAAAACGACTAAGAGATGAATGGGAAACATATCTATTAGAAATGAAAGATTATAATAGTACTAATCCAGATAATCGTTATCCTAGGTCAGACATTGCAGAAGCAGTTAGAAACTTTAATGCATTAAGAGGCGTTGTTAAATCTTTACAATGGGTAATTGAATTACCGGGAGTTGAAGACCCACTATGGTAAGAGTACCTATTGATTTATCACAACCTATATTTTTTAGATACGACGGTAAAGATTATGAATGTTTATACATGGGTAGTTATCTATCCAAAGAAAAAGCACATCATATTATATTAAGAAATAAAGCAGCGAAAGGTAAAACCTTTCCTACTATTAGGGTAGTAGAAACATACGACAGTTGGGGTATTGGGATTTCCTCTCCTGTTATGCAAGTATATAATCCCGACACTATAAAGGAAGAAGATATATATGATAATTACAGAAGTAAGAGACAAAGTAAGGTTAAGATGGCGCGGGAAGAAGAATGAGCGTCTGGCAAAAACAATAGAAGATTATAGTCACTATTTTTATATTAGCGCAAATGATTTTCATAAAACAGAACAAAGGTATTCGTACACCCATTTTGGTAATAGGAAAACACTAAGACCTACCTACGATGTTACTAAGGAATATAGCATAGATAGAGAAGAACTAATTAAGGTTAGTTTGGATAGCAATATGGAAACTTATTGGTTAAAAGATATATTTCATAGTAAACAGATTAAAACATATGAAGCGGATATTTCATTAGCCAGAAAGTATTGCGTAGACAGATTAGATAATATACAGGAATATAATCTAAGAAAATGGTATGTTGATATTGAAACTGTTGTAGGTGGAAGATACGATAAAAAGATTAACGCGATTACTGTCTATGATAATTTTACTGAGAAATATATGGTTTATACATGGTTTCCTGAATCAATGGAATTAGAAAACAAATGGTTACAAGATAATATAGATTTGATTATATGTGATAATGAAAGAGACCTATTATTTAGATTTATTACGGACTTAGATACACAAGACCCAGATATGATAATCGGTTGGTATATATTAGGTTTTGATATTCCTACTATAATTAAAAATATGTGTTCTCATGGTATCAATGCAAAAAGATTAAGTCCGTATAATGAAGTACGCGGAGTATATACAGATTTATCTAAAATGCCTAGAGTAGACTATAATAATACTGCTCAACCAATTAAGGGTAGAATTACTTATTGTCTAATGACTAGATTTGAAAGATTGTGGTTAGATTCCCAAAGAGGAACGTTACCATCTTTATCTCTTGAGTATTGTTCTAAAGCATTACTAGGTGAAGATGCTGGTGGTAAAGTTAAGAAGTCTAAGTTTGAAGGAGATGAATTTTTCCGTAGAGCATGGCTTGAAGATACAGAAGTATTTCTTGAATATAACTATGTTGACGTTAAACTTATGGTCGAGATGGATGATAAGATGCGTATTAGTGAAAACGATTTAGCACTACAAAGGTTACTAATTTGTCCATTTGAATGTGTATTTTATAATAGTCAAATGGGAGCATCATACTTTATGCGTAATGCAGATTGGAAAGCACCAACTGGTATCAAAGGTAATAAAGAAAAATATGAAGCAGCATTCGTTATGGACCCATTATTAGAAACTACATATGGTTTACACAAAAATGTTGCAGTATTTGACTTTAAATCTTTGTACCCGTCAATGATGGCGGCGAACAATATTAGTTGGGAATCTATAACACAAGAAGATAATGCTAATCATATATATTTTCAGACGCCTAAAAACCTAAGAGCCTTTGATAGAGAAAAGGTATTACCTTCTATCTCCTTTACAAAGAAACCTCTAGGTGTACTACCTCAAACTGTTATTAAATTAATGGAAATGAGAGATAGTTACAAAAAGAATCTTAAGGAGGCTAGTACGGATGAAGAAAAACGCAAATGGGATTCAGCACAATTAGCAACTAAAAGAGTAGTTAATGCTCTATATGGAGTTTTAGCATATGATGGATTTGGTTGGGGCAATATGAAAATGGCCGCTGCTATTACTGCATCTGCTAGACACGCTATGAGAAGTGCTGCATTTAAAGCACAAGAGTTAGGCTATAAAGTAATTTATGGTCATACGGATTCAATATTTGTATTAGTAGATAATCCTGAAGAAAGTCAAAAACTATGTAATCAGTTAAATGTTCATCTAAAGAATAATATATTTAATGATTATGTAACATTAGAATTTGAAAAATTTGCTAAATCATTCTTCCTATCACAAAAGAAGAATAGATACTGTGGGTATTTATCATGGAAAGATGGTGAATATTTAGAAGAAGATAAATTCTTTATGATGGGATTTGAGGCAAAGAAAAGTAACGAAACAGAATTCGCAAAAAATTTACAACTAACAGTATTAGAAATGGTAGCACAAAATAAAAATGAAACAAACATAACTACATATTGTAAAACCGCCTATAATAAAATGAAAGATGGAAAGGTAGATATTAACTTGATAGCAAAGCGTAGTCGATTAAGAACTCCGCTAAGTAAATACAAAGCAATATCAGGAGGCGTAGCCGGTGTTATGGTATACAACAATGAAATAGGCACTATTAATCTTGGTGATAGTTATTTCTATTATAGATGTAATAACAGCAAGGTTAAAAAGGCGCGAACTTTTATGGTTAAAGAACGAACAAGACCTGTGGACTATATCGCCTATAAAAAGGTTGATGAGGTTATTGACGACTATCCTCCAGATTGGGAGTCATTAGCCGAGTCCGAAGTAATAAAGAAAGTAACTTTAATTTATGATAGTCTAGGATGGGATTTACAGAATATCTCAATGAGAGGGATTCAATCTCATATAGAAGATTGGTGGTAAAATGAGTAAAACAAAAACATATAGAAAAAGTATTATGAAGGCCGTAGAAGCCTTAAAGAAAGCCGAGCAAACAGTTATCGCTCGACAAGAAACGTTAGATAATCTCCTTGCACAAGAAGGAGAATTATGGGATAAAACAGGTGAATGCCAGATATGCGGTGCAGAAGGATATACCGAATGGCATCATATTATCTCACAACATAGATGTAAAGAAGAGGGACTACATCATTATATCAAACTTAGAGGTAATGTAATTGAATTGTGTAAAACATGCCATGATTTGACTACTGCTTCTATGATTAGAAAGAAATTAGATGCTAAAGAAGTAGCGATGGATAATGCAGAATTAGACCCAACAGAAAAACAAATCAAATATATTAAGAAATTAGGTGGGGAAGTTCCAATCGGTTTAACGCGAAGGGAGGCAAGTCAACTTATTGACGAACTAAAAAAAGTGAACGCGTTACAGCGAGTAAAAGAAATGACGGAAGTACGATACTAAGACTTCCACAATTAAATTATAAGAAGGAATATAGAATGAGAACAGAAAATGGAATATATACATATAGTTGGAACCCGTATGATGAGGACGGTCCAATGCTTAAGATAACAAAATCATCCCTAGGTTCTTTTGGTTTTTGTAGACTAAATTATAAATATTCATATATTGATAATATAAAACAAAAAACATCAGAAGCCATGTTAAAAGGAACTATTATTCACGATGCGCGAGAAAAGTTTTGGGATGATATGGATATTAAGAAGGCTGAGTCACTCATAGAAAGTCCAATGG